GGGCGTTATCAACCACCGCGAAAAACTCGGGCTATTAGCACAGAAGAGCCAGAGAACAGGCGAAGCAGAGGAATGCATTACGATCCGTTTTACAATGAAAAAGTGGTAGATTTATTTAAAGCGATGCTAGCATATATAGAGGATACTGAGCGTGGCTAATATTAACTCACATAAGATGACGAGCGATGAAGAAGAGGCGTTATACCTTGCGTCACAAGATACGATTGCTTTCGGAAAGTTGTTTCTGGAAAAGGATTTTGGTAGAAGTGAAACTCCGCCTTTTCATTATGAAGTTGCAGATATACTTGACGACAAAAGTATCAAGCAGTTTGCGATTGTTATGCCACGTGGACACGGCAAAACGGTTCTTACAAAGGCTAATGTACTCAAGGAGTTTTGCTTCGCTGACCCTGACGATCCTTTATTTATTGGTTGGGTGGCTGCTACTCAGAAGTTAACTGTGGGTAATATGGATTATATTAAAGAACACTTAGAATTTAATTCTAAGATGAATTATTATTTTGGTAAGTTAAAGGGGAAAAAATGGACGGAAGAAGATATTGAACTCTCAAACGGATGCAAACTCCTTTGTAAATCGAATGTTTCAGGTATTCGAGGAGGTGCGAAACTCCATAAACGATATGAACGAATTATATTGGATGACTTTGAAGATGAAAACAACACAATCACTCAAGACGCTCGCGACAAGAACGCAAATCTGGTCACTGCCGTTGTACACCCTGCTCTTGAGCCTCATACTGGCAGGCTTCATATTAATGGGACTCCTGTACACTTCGATTCATTTATTAATCGCATTCTGGTTGGGCATGAACAAGCTATGGCAAAAGGGGAGGACTTTGCTTGGAAAGTATTCAAAAGAATAGCCATTCAGGAAGATGGAAGCGCTTTGTGGCCTTCTTGGTTTCCAATTGCGAAACTAGAGGAAAAAAAAGTATTTTACAAGGATTCAGGTATGCCCGACAAGTTTTGGCAAGAATACATGATGGAGGTCATGTCTCCCGAAGATGCAATATTCAGCCTGAAGCATATAAAAAACTGGGAAGGTTATTACCTTTACGACCCCGCCGCGGAGTTGGGCACGTTGGTTATGGACGAAAAGGTCGTACCTGTGAATGTGTTTGTGGGAGTAGATCCAGCAACAGATGTAATGAGAAAGAACTCTGACTATTCAGTGCTTATGGTAGTAGCAATAGATGAGAATAATAATCATTATGTGCTTGAATATATTAGTATGCGTGGACTTCCTGTATTAGGTATTCCAGGTGAAGAGAAAAAAGGTATTGTAGATTATATGTTTGATCTGCAAGATAAGTATCGGCCGTGTTTGTTTACCGTAGAAGATACAACGATGAGTAGGCCGATTTTTCAGTCGATAATTGCTGAAAAGAGACGTAGAAACAGGTTTGATATGCACATACGTGAGGAGAAGCCTGGAACTCGTATGAGTAAAAGGGATAGAATACAAGGAATTTTGGCGCAGAAGTTATCGGTGGGTGTAGTAAAAATACGCGAAGAGCATGTAGAATTGCGGAGAGAGATATTAACTTTCGGTCCAAGAATGGCACATGATGATTGTGTAGATGCATTGGCATATGCACTTAAATATACTTATGTGCCTAAAGCAGAATTTAATGATAAAGACAAACAATGGCAACGCAAACGATATGATACACCACGTTCGTGGATAGTTGCTTAGGAGGATAGATGGCTAAAACACTACAAGATTGGACATTAGAAGAAGCTGTAACACCAGCATTAAAGGGAGTGGATGCGGAGAGCCATAGTGGCTCTGCTTTTGCACCTACGAGAGCAATACATTGTAATGTAACAGATGCTTATGAAATTACATTTAGTGGTAGCGGTACAATAGATATGGAATTAAAAGCGGGTACTACATATCCGTTTTCTACTGTAAATGTATTAACTACTGCATCTGGTACAATTGACACAGACGATATAACACTACTGTATTAATGCTTGCACCAACAACAGGAATAGCGGGGATGTCTGGCGGCACCCACAATAAATTTACTGTAGATGATAAGCATTCATTCTATTTTGATGGAGTGGATGAATATGTAGGAATAAGCATGTCTACCAAACATGATTTGGTTACTGATTTTTCAGAATTTTCTATTGTTTCTTGGGTTAAGATAGATTCTCTTTCTGCGGGCATATATTATATTTATGGTTCTCATAATGGCAATCATGGGGTTTTTGGATCAATAAGTGGCTTAACTGGTTGGAATTATTTTTATCTTAAAAGTGGTGCAACCAATGATTCTATGACTTATGAAATGAATAATATTTGTGATAATAGTTGGCATTTAATTGTTGATGTATGTAAACTGGATAGTGGTAAATATCGCGCCTTTAAATCAATAGATGGCTCTACGTTAAATAATGTCGGAGTCTCTGGAGATGGGTTTGTAGCAGGTGATTACGATGAAGGTGGACACCAATCCTTGTTCATGTCTTCGGCATATAACACTTTTTTAGAGGGGAATATGTCTAGTCATGCTTATTTTTCCAAAGCATTATCTCAAGACGAGATAGATGCTTTATATGCAGGTACTACTTCACCACAAGAGATTAGTAATTTGATTACGTATTGTCGTATGGGTGATAGGGCAGTAGATTCCAATACGCATATAGATACGATTGTTGGTCCATATACGGCTACTCCATATAATATGGAGATTGAAGATATAGTGGAGGATGCACCGTGATAAAATATATGATTATACCTTATGGTGAAGTAACTGATGAGATGATAGATAATGCTAGGGAAACTAACAGAGATACATTGCGTCATTCGGTTCAAGGAGAAGATAGAGTAATACTTAAGTATTCGGGCGCAGATCCAGAGTGTTTTAGTGGTTATACAAAACTTACACATACAGAAATTAGAGCAATAATCCAAGGAGAAGATTGGACTATTCAAGAGGAGCAATAAATGGCAAAAAATAAGAAAAAAAGAGCGGAACGAATCAAGCAATTATGGCAGGGGGCAAATGGAGTTACTCGCCAGCAGTGGGAAACGAGAAGTCAAAAAGGCTATGATTTCTTTTTAGATAATCAGTTATCTAGCAATGAAAAGAGTACTCTCGAATCACAAGGCATGCCTACATTCACGATTAACAGGATAACGCCTGTTATTGAAATGTTATGTTATTATGCTACTGCATCACAGCCTAGATGGCAAGCCGTAGGTAGAGAGGCGAGTGATTCAGATGTAGCGGCTGTCTTTTCTGATGTAATGTCTTATATTTGGGATTTATCTAATGGACAATCTGTTTATTCTAATGTGATTACAGATACAATTGCTAAAGGATTGGGTTGGGTTTTGGTTGATGTAGATGCAGATGCAGACAAAGGCAAGGGTGAGGTTATTTTTCGTCAAGTAGAACCTTATGATGTGTATGTAGATCCTAAGAGTCGTCATCCGCTTTTTGAAGATGCGAATTTTATTATTGTTAAGAAAAATTTACCTCGTCAGCATTTAATGAATATATTACCTCGTTATGCGAAGCAAATAAAAAAGGCAAATGGTTCAATTGTGACAGATGTTTCTTATTCAACTAAGACAAGAGACGGGGAACAGCAAGATTTTCAATACAAAGATGTAATTGAATCTTGGACAATTGAAGGCGAACAAGATGAGATTTTAGAATTTTTTGAAGTATATCACAAGAAAAAGAAACTTTATTATAATGTGTTTTATCGCGTTCCTCCTACACAGCAGGAAATGCAGCAAATTAGAGCACAGGTACAAAAACAATTACAGTCACTGGCAGAAGAATTGCAAGTACAATTGAAAGAACAAGCATTGCAAATTCAAATGGCTGTAGAACAGCAAGAAATGATTCCAGAGCGTGCTGAATTGGAAATGAAAAAAGCACAAGAAGCAATGGCGATGCAATTGAAGCAAGCAGAAATGGAATTAACTGCACAAATGCAAGAAGCAGCAAGTGTAGTGGAGCAGAAAGTAGTCTCTGAGGAAGAGATGAAAGTGCTTGCAAAGAATAAAGAGTTTCAGGAATCACTAGTAGATGCAGTAGAATTTTTTCAGACTAGGGTAGTTAGATCTTGTATGGTAGGCGATGAGTTGTTATATGAAACAGTAATCCCGTCTGACAAATATCCATTGGTACCTTTTATGTATCGCTGGACAGGCACACCATATCCTATGTCTGCTGTAATGCCCTTGATTGGCAAGCAACAGGAGATTAACAAGGCTCATCAATTAATGATTCATAATGCATCTTTGGGTAGTTCGCTACGATGGATTTACGATCATGGTGCTATTGATGAAAAGTATTGGTCAACTCATGGTGCAGCGCCTGGTGCTTTGTTACCGAAGAATCCTGGCTTTGATAATCCTACGCCTGTAATGCCAATGCCTCTATCTAATGCATTCGGACAGGTAGTCCAGATGGATAAGATGGATATGGAATATCTTTCTGGTATGTGGTCTAGTATGATGGGTGATGTACAAGCACAGCATGATACATATCGTGGCTTATTGGCTAATGATGAATATGGTACTCGTAGGGTGAAAAACTGGTTGAAGAATCTTTTAGAGCCTGCATTAAAGCATTTGGGCGAAATAGTGCGAGATTACTCTCAGGCACTTTATACATCGCATAAGGTATTAAGGATTGTACAGCCGAATAATATAGAAAATCTTAAAAAGGTAGAAATTAACGTGCCTATTTATAATGATTATGGTGAGGCTGTTGGTAAGTGGAATGACTATGAAACAGCAAGATTTGATATACAAATAGTTGCTGGTTCTTCATTGCCTGTAAACAGATGGGCTTATTTAGCAGAACTGAGAGAACTATTGCAATTAGGAGTAGTAGATGATATTGCTGTATTAGCCGAAACAGATATTAGGAATAAAGAGAAGATAGTACAGCGCAAATCTATGTATGCTCAAATGAAGCAACAGATAGCATCATTAGAAGAGCAGGTAAAAGATTCCGAAGGTACTAATGAAACATTAGAACGTCAATTGGTCCAAGCAGGCATTCGCGAAGAAGTTTCTAAAGCGAAAAGTCAGTTAAAAGATCAGGCAACAACCGAAGAGAAAAAAATTACCGAACGAGCCGCTGATTCTATGATGAAGCAAAAATTTCTTCAGAAAATACAAAAAGAAGAAGAAAAAGAAGTAAGACAGAAAAAAAGTCTTGCATAGTGTATAATAATAATAGTATATTAGGGAGATAGTATATGAATGAAAAACAGTCAACAGGCAACTCAAAACAAGCGGGTTTTGACTCTGATGACTTTTTTGAACAACTCGATAACGAGGTAAATTCTGCGGTGGTCGCAGAAAATGCAGTTCAAGAAAGCCCAAAAGAACAGATAACTCAGCAAGTCGCTGACTCTAGTTCGGGGAATAGGGATTATGAAAAGAGGTACAAAGACTCCTCTCGTGAAGCACTTAAAATGAGGGAAACTCTTAATAGGTACGAACCTTTTCTACCAGTTCTTGATGCGATGAAAGAGGACCCAGGTATGGTTGAAACAGTAAGAAACTATCTTGAGTCCAAACAATCGCCACCGAAAAATGTGGCAGAGGCGTTGAAATTAGATGAGGAGTTTGTATATGACCCAGATGAGGCGATACAAAATCCAGAATCGAAGTCAGCGCAGGTCTTTAATCACATGGTAGATAATGTGGTTCAGACCAGACTTGGAGAAGCACAGAAACGACAGGCGCAACAGATTGCACAAGCGCAACGTGGTGAACAACTTTCTCATGAAAAGGGTGAGTTTTTACAGCGCCATGAAATGTCGGAAGAGGATTTTGAGGCGTTTATGACGGAAGCCGATCAACGCCGTTTGACATTAGAGGATGTATATTATATTATGAACCGTGATAAAGCGGCGAAGAATATAGACCAAAATGCCAGACAGGATGTAATGAGGCAGATGAAAAACGCACAAAACCTTCCGAGTTCAGTTTCTGGAGCTTCCAGCGCTGGAGATAAGTCAGCAGATCAACAGATGTATGATATGCTGATAAATATCGACAGCGATGTTGATAACATGTTCGAGTAGGGACTTATGTCTCCACCGAATTAATTTAAGGAGGCTAATATGGCTGATTTGATTGATATTACCAGTAGCGCTTATGGTGCTGGTATAGATGCGCGTGATCAAGGCACACCAGAACTTGTCACTGGTGATCTTAGACGGCGATACGATTTCGGCAACACATTTTCAGATTTCGGAATAGCGCAAGATACGTTTTTCCGTTTTGTGAGCAAGGTGTCGAAACGACCCGTTGATGATCCGAAATTTAAATTCACGGAAAGACGACCATCTTTCCATAAACGATATGCGTATGTAACTGCTCATGGAGCGACAAGCGGTGTGGGAACTACTGATGATGCTACGATAACTGCGGGCAACGTTGATGCCCTTGAAACGTATTACTTTAAAATGGGTACTGATTATTTGAATGCTGGTAATATTACCAACATCTATGGTCAAAGTACTAATGAGATAACAGTAGGTGACGCAGGTACAAAGCCGCAATTTTTTCTTCCTGGTCAAATTGTGAAGATTAATTATCGTGGCGATGGTGAAGCGTCTGCTTTTACTACACCAACGGGTTATATTCTTGCAAAAGTAATATCTGTAACTGATGTTTCAGATACTCATGTTATTTTGCAGACAGAGATTGTTAAGGGTGTTGCTACTGCTCAAGATCTAATGTGGGCAAATGCCACCGAGGCTGTTGGAGAAACACATGATTTGACAATCCATGACAACCTTGAACCTAAGCGTTGTTATGTGGTCGGTACTGTGCATGATAAGGGTACTGGATTCCCAGAAACTTGGGAAGACCAACCGTTTAGTACGGCTTATGGTCAGACTCAAATCTGGAAAACTGCAATGGCGATGGATAACACAGATCGTGCAACTGCATTGAAATACGAAGCTAACGAATGGGGTCGTATTTGGAAAGAAAAACTCATTGAACATAAATGGGATATTGAACAATCTTTGCTGTTCGGTTCGCAAAGTGGCGACTTTCGGACTACGGAAGGTGCTGTGAATTTTATCTCTAGTTATGGTAATGTATTTTCTCTGGATACAGCGACAAAGACTCAAGATGACTTTCTTGATGATATGTCAAGTTTCTTAGATCCGCGTTACAATAATGCAAATGCAACATTGTTCTTTGTTGATACAGCAACTTATAACTGGCTACACAAGTTGAGTGGTTACTTCTCTAATAACTTGGAGATTTCACCTAACTTCCGTGCTGACATGGCTCTTACTGGTAAGAAGAAGGTCTTTGGCGTAGATATTACGACAATTACTACTCCTTATGGTAATATGAATGTAGTGCGGAATGTTCACTTAGATGGTTCGGATATTAAGATTCTTGCTATCAATATGAAACATTGTGTATATCGTCCGTTGGTTGGTAACGGTATTAATCGCGATACTGCGATTTA